TTATTTACTACAACCATCAGGGTCTAGCTTAACTTCAATAATGGACTCAATCGAAAACAAAGTTAGTTCAATAAATAGAATTGCACATATCGGTGCAATAAGAACTACTAAATCAGGTATCTCTAGTGGTGTAGCATTACAAACAGAATTTGAATTGTTAAATGCTAGACTATCTGAGAAAGCTGATAATTTAGAAATAGCAGAAGAACAACTATTTAGATTATATGCTATGTTCCAAGATACTGATTTTGATGGTGAGATTAATTACCCTGATTCATTTAACATTAGAGATTACGCAACTGATTTATTATTCTACCAACAAGCCAAAGCAATCAATGTTCAATCTCCAACATTAAGCAAAGAGATAGACAAAGAAATAGCAAGAGCAGTAGTTGATGATGATGAAAAATTAAATAATATCTTTGATGAGATAGATTCGAATAGTGAAGTAGGTGAGTTTACACAAGACGAACCAGCACAAGAAGATAAAGAAGTAGAACAAGAAGAAATTTAGATGAATGGCAGATATAGTAAAAGATGCAACAGAATATCGAATCAAGCAAATAGAATTAGCTGAAGCTAAATACTACAAAGAACTTACAAAAGCATTAGGTAGAATAGAAAAAGAAGTAACTGCTTTAGCTGGTAGAGATTTACCTACACAAAATGGCAAGTTAATAGAATTACAATCAGCTATTGCTATCAGACCTAAAATAAAAGCTATTATAGAAAAAGAATATTTACCTTTTGCAGATAGAGTCGTTAGAGAGGGTTTTAATAAACAAGCTAAAAGAATTGAAAAAGCTTTTAAGAGAATAGGTAATATACCTGTTGCGTTTCAAGAACTTACAAAAGGTGATTTAGCTTTAGTACAGAATCTTAAACAACAATACTTTACACAGTTTAAAGATGTATCAAATACATTTACTAGAAGATTATCAGAAAAGGTTTATCAGAATACTTTAGTTGGTTCTCCACTTTCAGATTTAGATAAAGAATTAAGACAAACTATAAATGGCATCTATTCTAGTTCAGATGATTTAGAAGCTAATAAGCTAGTAGAGTTTATAGAAGATAATAAGTTTAAAAAGTCTATGCAATCAAAAGTTGATAAAGCAGTTCAAACATTACAGACTAAATTTGCAAGAGATCGTGCTGGAGAAAACATGAAAAGGTATGCTGGGCAGATATTAAACGACTCATTAAGAGATTTTGATGCAACATTAAACTTTAATAAATCAAATGATGCTGGTTTAACTTTTGTTAAATATTATGGAGATGTGATACCCACAACAAGACAGATTTGCAGAAGTCTTATAAATGGAGTATACAATAAACGACCCAATGGTCTTTTTACGATTGATGAAGTCAAGAACCTATGGTCATCAAGTAGTTGGTCAGGAAAAAAATCTGGCAATCCTCTTGTTGTTCGTGGTGGTTATAATTGTCGTCATCAATGGAGTTACGTCAACCCTGATTGGTATGACAGTAGCGGTGAACTAATAATATAGGAGTAAATATGTCAGAAGATAAAACACAAGAAACTTCAGCACCTGTTGAAGCAAAAGAAGAAGTACAAGAAGAAACAAAACAAGAAATTAAATCATTTAATCAAGAACAATTAGATAACATTGTTCAAACTCGTATTATGGCAGAACGAAGAAAATACGAAAAAAAGATTGAAGAAGAAAATAAACAGAAAAATGATCTTTTAAAAGCAAAAGAATTAGAAGAAGCTAAAACAAAGCAAGACTTGGAAAAGATTATGCAAGAAAGAATCCAAGAGAAAGATCAAGAAATAAGTAAATATAAACTTAATCTTAAAAAGGAAAAAATTGACAATTCTATCTTATCTGTTGCATCAAAGAATAGAGCAATCAATCCTCAACAAGTTGTTTCATTATTAGAAAAAGAAGTTAAATTAAATGATGATGGAAGAATAGAGGTACTTGATAATAATTCTAATGTACGATATAATCCTAAGGGAGAACTTTTAACAATAGAAGATAGAGTTAATGAGTTTTTAGATACGAACCCACACTTCCGTTTAGGTACAAATCAAGGTTCAGGAAGTAAAGCAAGTATCGGTGGTAATACTGTTAAACCTTTTAACTTACAGGACTTAGACCTTAATAAACCAGAAGATCGACAAGCTTATGCGGAATATCGTAAGAAGCGAGATTCAGGTGCAATTAAGATTAACTTAAACAATAAATAATAATAAAGGATAAATACAATGGCAAACGAAAGCACAAGTTCCACACTATCGGAACTATATACAGAGATAGTGGCAGAAGCATTATTTGTAGCAAGTGAGAAATCAATTATGAGACCTCTTGTAAAGAATTATGCTATAAGTGGTGGTGGTAAGTCAGTTGAAGTTCCTATTTACGCGGCAGTTAGTGCGGCGGCAGTAGCAGATGCAACAGATTTAGCTAACACAGCAATCAATCCATCTAGTGTAACAATCACAGCATCAGAAAATGGTGTTATGACTACACTTACAGATTTAGCAAGAAATTCAGCACCAAGAAATGTTGCTGGAGATATTGGTAAACTATTTGGAGAAGCGATTGCAAGAAAGATAGATACTGACTTAACTGCTAAATTTGGTGGTTTTTCAAATACTGTTGGTGGTGCAACTACTGTTATGTCTGCGGCATTGATCTTCAATGCAGTAGCTAAATTAAGAGCAACAGGTGTTCCAAGTGATAATCTTGCTTGTATATTACACCCAAATATAGCTTTTGATTTAAAATCAGGTTTGTCAAACACATTCGCTAACCCAGCAAATGGTGTTGGTAATGAAGCTTTGAGAACTGGTTTTGCTGGTCAAATAGCTGGTGTCAGTATATACGAAACATCAAATATGGCAGACTCATCAGGTAATAATCCAGGAACAACTGGAGATTATAAAGGTGCAGTATTCCATTCTGATGCTTTAGGTTTAGCAATGATGCAAGACTTGAAAATTGAAACTCAAAGAGATGCGAGTTTAAGAGCAGACGAAATCGTAGCAACTGCAGTATATGGAGTCGGAGAATTACAAGACTCTTATGGTTGTGAGGTTGAAGCAGACTCATCAATACAGTCATAGTTATAATTTTATCAGGGCAAGAAATTGCCCTGATAATTAACAGGAGAATTTATGAATATAAAATTAACAAACGGAAAAAAGACAATAGTAAGACTAAAAGTAGATTACGAAGCTAATCTTAATCATTTTAAAATGAGAGGATTTACACCTCATAAAGAAGAAGAAACACCAATTGAAAAAGAGACTACAAAAGATATTTCTGATAAAGTTGTTCAGTTAAAACCAAAAAAAAAGAAAGAAAAGAAAAAATGAAAAATTTAGAAAAATACATAACATTAGCAAAACAAAATCCTAAAGTAGCAACTGCAATAGTTGTTGGTTTAGTATTATTTATTTGGATTATTTAATATGGCAAACTATACAGGTGCTGACGTAATTACTCATGCTGATGTAACAAAGTATCAACCTGATGCTTTTGATTTTGGTATTGCAAATAACGCAACAGAAGCAACTAATTTCTTTGCACAAACTACTAACGATATTTTAAGACAATTAAGAATAGAGTGGTGGCCTGTATATAAAACAAATATTTTTACAGATATAACAGTTCTTAACACAGCAGAATTGGTCAATACAAAAGTTAATTTAGATCAGTTTGAACGTGCTGGAGTGTATTTGTTTTTAGGAAGATTCTTTTTACCAGCATTAACTAAATTTAGACCTGAAACAGAAAAAGATAGATTTGAAAGAATGGCAGAATATTATATGAGTCAATATAATTCTGAATGGAGAATGATACTAGAAGATGGTGTAGAGTATGATGAAACAGCAGATGGCACTATTAAAGCCAACGAAAGAGAATCTTTACATGGATATAGAAGATTAATTAGATAATGGCAATCTCCGTCAAGATTAAAACTAACTCTCAAAAAATAAGAAACAAATTTAAAAGACTAGGTTCAGCATTACCAAGAATAATTGATAAAGGATTAAAACAAGCTGGGTTTCAATTATTAGATATTGTAAGAACTAAAACACAAAAAGGTCAAGATTTTAGAGATAGAAGATTTGCACCTTATAGTTCAAGCTATTTAAAACAATTAAATAGAGAGGGTAAAAAGACATCAGTTGATTTATTCTATTCAGGAAGAATGTTAGGTGCTTTAACACCAAGTGGTAGTACAGTTAAAAAGACAGGAAAACATAAAGTAACATTAGGTTTTTCTAATGCACAAATGCGTCAACGAGCATTATTTAATCAAGTATTAAATGAACCTAAAAGAGAATTTTTTGGCTTTAATAAACGAACAGAAGATATTATAAGTAAGCAGTTTAACCGATTCGTTTCTAAAGAATTAAGGAAGATGAAAATATGAGTGTAAGAGAAAATATAGCATCAAATTTACTAAGTGTGATAGGCAACATATCTAGCCCTATAACAATTAAAAAATTTACAAGAGAACCATTCCAAATAGATGAATTATCTGAACAACAATACCCAGCAGTTATAGTGCAAACATCAGAAGAAAATAGAGATGATGCCGAATTAGGAAGCGGTGCTAGAACTAGACATGGAACTATTGATTTTATTATTTCAGGATTTGTTAAAGGTTCAGATTCTAATATAGACACTAAAAGAAACCAATTAATCACAGCAATAGAAACTGCTGTTGAAATAGATATTACTAGAAGTAGTAATGCTTTAGATACACAAGTTATTCAAGTAGAAACTGATGAGGGAAGTTTATTCCCTGTTGGTGGAATAAGAATGACTATAAGATGTATGTACGAATATCAATCAGGAACACCATAGGAGTAAATAATGGAAAGATTATTAAATAAGATACAAAAGAAAATAGATCAAATAGAAAAATTACACGACAAAGAGTCTTTATTATGTGAAGAAGTTAAAGACCTTGTTGAAGAAATAAGAGAAGATAATGTAGAAGAATCAGTACAAGCTAATGATCTTGATGATGATCTTGATGATGAGGAATTTGAAGAAGATATTGACGAGAACGAAGATAAACTGTAAAAGGATTTATGGCAAAAGATATTAAATTATATAAAGATGGGCATGAGGTTACTATTAACGAAACTCAACTTGAAAATTTTAAAGCATTAGGTTATAAGCAAGAACAAGATAAACAAGAAAAACCAAAAAAGGATAATAAAAAATGGCAACACATTTCGGAAAAGAAGGAGTAGTAACTGCTGGTGGAACAGGCATCGGCGAACTAACATCTTACACTTTAGAAACAACTGCTGATGTTGTAGAAGATACGCAATTATCTGATTCAACAAAATCATTTGTAACTGGTAGAACTTCATTCTCAGGAACTTTAGAAATGAGTTATGATGAAAGTGATACTCCACAACAAACATTAACCGCAGGAACTACTATAGCTTTTATATTAGCACCTGAGGGTAATTCA